GGCAAATGGTGGTGGGAATACCGCGATCGCGGCCCTCGCCCAGACTGTGTACAAGCACATTATGTAGCAATCAGCAATATGGGCTGGAACTGGCGCATCACTGTAGAGGAAATGATAGAGCTTGAAGAAGCATTCTATTATCAGCTAAACAATAAAAATCACTGGGATTAACACTACACTAAATTTTGCCTGTTTTCACTATAAATATTACTATGGCGAAATATATTTTAAAACGACCAGTTGAGATACTATTGTATTCACTTATGTTAGCGATGGCAGTGTTTATCGCAGTGATGATTTATTTCTATAGTGTTCTACAAGAAGCGCAACCATTAGAGAATTTCAACGCAAAGTTTATTGATCCAATCATACTTTCAACAGATACTGAAATAGTTGCGTCTGGTACGTTTGATCGCCGTGTTATGTGTAACTTGCTGGATTTTAGCGTCATGCTAACAAACACAAAGACAGGCGATGTTATACTTTTCAACAAAACACATCTTACAAAAGCACCCGTAGTTAACCTACGCCCTGGAACAAATGTTCCAGTAAGTTTTAATCTAGCAGTCCCAGAGACACTATATTCTGGGTTATGGGCACCAGAATATCATGGCAGATACCTATGTCGCAATGGAATATTTAGTGCCGTAAAGGATCAGAAAGTGATCCTTAGCAACATAAGAGTTGTAGAATAATTTCATATTTTTTCACTTTTTTTTGTTTTTTCTCTTGACAACCAAGACGTCTTACATTATATTATAAGTATAGACAGCGGAAAACAGGAGTTGAAAATGGCCTATATGAACCAAGAGCGCAAAGCAGAACGTGCTACAGCTATTAAAGCAATCCTCAAAAAATATGGTCAAAAAGGTTCGCTTAGTGTGCGTAACCACAGCACCCTGTGCCTGAAAGTCAAAGACACTGCTGGTATGTTTGCTGCTGATTTTGCTGCTGGTACTGATTATGATCGTCGCTGGGGACTTAGTGTTAACCCCTACTGGTTCGAGCAGCACTACGCAGGTAACCGCAAGGCAGTTAAAATGCTGAAAGAGCTAACTGCCGCTATGTATGGCGTTGATTACTTTGATGAGTCAGACAGCCAGACTGATTACTTCCATTGCTCGCACTACATTGATATTGACATCCTGCCCGCATAAGGAGACAGCACATGGCTTACAATAAAGACGCAGTTGATAAGGCAATCGCAACTAGCCGCAAACCAATCTCTGGCAAAGAAGCCAAACTTATTCACGCACTACTGAAAGGTCGCAAATAATGACCACTCTTGGTATTGATATCCAACAGCAAGTTGAAAAAACAATAAACACAATGGAAATTGATAAGCGTCACGGTGGCCCTTGGGACCGCGGTAGTGCTGACAGCTATTACCGCCGCCGGTTCCGTCCGCACTACTTCCTTGGTGCTACTATGCAATCTCCAGAAATTACTGAAGATAAAATGACGCAGCGTCAGATTGACGAGTATCGTGCCGGGTATGACGACAACGAAGCCAACGGCGATTTTAAGGAATGGTAATAATGGATATGGTAAACATTGCGTGGGGCGTCATCATCGTAGCTGCCATGTTTTGGGCAGTTTGGGAAAGTTTCAAAATTCCTAAAAAATATGAAAAATAACTCTTGACAAACCAAGACACATTGCTTATATTAGTATTGTAGGCGATAAGGAGATACGCTATGAAAACTGCTCGTAAAACTATCGAAGTTGGCAAGGTGCTGAAGATGGCAAATACTTTCCTTGCTGTACATAACACCACCGCTGATGAGCGTGAGGCAATTGCTTACTTTCTTGAGGGTGTGCTGTTTGAAACCGGCAACTATCGTGGGTATGCATACCTCCCCAAAGAGAACTATCCTGACGAAGTTGACGGGCTTGGCACTCGTCGTCGTTACTTTGTAAGCGGCACTATCGATGCAGACTATGAAGCTGAAAACCGTAACATCAATGTAATTCGGGTGTAAAGAAATGGAAATCAGAACAAACGTTCATACTGGCAATATCAGTTATCTTGGTAGACTTCATCGCGAACGTTACGGTACGAAGAATTATTGGATAAAAATGCTCAAGCAATGGAGCGATGGAAAGATGACTGTCCAGTTCGTTAAACGTGAGATGGCAGAATGAAAGTGTTCGTTTTATTAGCAATTGGTTGGTATATTGCAACTGTATTTGCAGTTCTAGTCGCTGCTTAAAATATAAATACCATTAGAGGAGAATCTAATGGTATGAAAGTCTGTTTTATTCATGGAGCAAATGCATCGCACACCACCTTTGCTTATATTGAAAGCAAAATAAACATTCCAAGGCAAGACATAATTGCCATTGAGTATAACAGTAGAGAAGGCTTTTACAATAATTTTCACGAGATGATCAGTATACTCCGAAGATACAAGGGTGAAAATATATTTTTTATAGCACACAGTCTTGGCGGTATCTATGCCATACATCTTGCAGAAGCATTTAGAACACAGGTTGTTGGCGCAATAACCATAAGTACGCCATATGGCGGAGCAGAGACAGGTGATTGGTTGAAATGGATTTTCCCATCACACCAGTTGTTTAAGGACATAGGACGTTATAGCCCGCCTATTGATAACTCGCTAAATATAAATGTTGGCGACATGGACTGGACGCAAATAATTAGCAGTAAGGGCTTTGTACCGCACATACCATTTAACAATGACGGCGTTGTAACTATAAGATCAATGTCCTATAGAAATGACATGAAAAAGATAGAAGTACCTTCCAATCACTATGAGATTGTATTAAGTGACATGGTGGTGAATATTATAAAAGAAAAACTGAAAGAAGTTTACAGGAGTTTTTAATGACAAAATTATATTCGGCTGAAGAGCTGAAGCGTATGCAGGCAGAGGATGGCTGGGCGCTGTCAGACTCTGACGACTTAGCAACCAAATACGCTAACAAGTGGGAGGTATCAGATGATCTAATGAATAGATTAGATGCTGATTTTTTCTACAAATTCAATAGCAGCAAGGATGACGATCCTCCACGATACGAGAAGTGGGAAAACGAAGAAATTCCACACAAGAGTTATTCACACAAGTATGGTGGCCCTGTTTTTAGCTGTGACTTTGACTACATGATTGGTCCAGAAGATTGGGACGATAGTGATGACAAAGAAAAAGTCGGTGATTATGTCCTACGAAAGAAGATCTATTTTTACAACTGGAGTCGCACACACTATGAGATGCAGGAAAATCGTGACCCTGCACTAGAGTATCTGATGGATATTCACGATAGTTTCCGCCCAGTACACGAGCATTATGCTCGCGAATGTTTCAGTGATCAAGATCCTGATGTAAAGTTTCACTTGTTTAAACTAATGCTTATTCAATACAGCACCCCTACAGCAAACGACAGCAATCGTGTTGACCATCGTTGGCACAACACAGATCGCTTCGGCCCTGATCACTGTGATGAAACACTCGCTGGCCTACACTTGGGAGAAACCTATGCTGAATTTGAAGCACGTTCTGTTCCAAATGGTAAATGGGAAGGCATTCCAGACTTGACAAAAAACAAAATGTTGTTTATGTTTGGAGAACATAGTGAACGCAGTGGTTGGACGCCAACATACCATCGTATGGCACATAACCCTGATCCAACACTGGGAACACGATATAGTCTTATTATGGACCTACAAGCTCGTTACAAAGGAGACGATTAATGGCACTTGTACCAATGGTAGTTGAACAAACGGGTCGTGGCGAACGCAGCTACGACATTTATAGCCGTTTGCTCAAAGACCGCATTGTAATGTTGACTGGAGAAGTTAACGACCAGACAGCAAATCTTGTTTGCGCCCAGCTACTATTTTTGGAATCACAGAATAGTGCAGAGGACATTAGCTTCTATATCAACAGCCCTGGCGGCAGTGTAACAGCAGGCTTGTCAATCTATGACACTATGCAGTTTATCAAGTCACCAGTAAGCACTATTGTTATGGGACAGGCAGCAAGTATGGGTAGCTTCCTTGCTATGGCAGGTGAACCTGGAAAACGTTTTGTACTACCACATAGCCGTACAATGATCCATCGTGTAAGCAGTGGAACACCAGGAACACGTGGCAGCGTACACGTACAAGAACTAGAGTTTGAGGATGCTCGCCGTCACTTTGAGGAATCAAAGCGTCTAAACGAGATGCTTACTGAACTTTATGTAAAACACAATACGGCAGGCAAAACTTACGAAGAACTGTTTGAAGCAATGAAGTTTGATACATTCCTCAGTGCTGACGAAGCAGTAGCCAACGGCTTGGCTGACAAAGTAGTAAAAACTCTGCATAAAGCATAAATAGTTGTATGAGATTATACAACCTATTTGAAAACACACAACCAATTGAAGAGGGTCCAAACGATCCTCACATTTTTAAAGCCATATTTTTGGCTGGTGGACCTGGGTCAGGTAAGAGTTTTGTTAGCAGCAAGCTCTTGGGTGGCACAGGTCTTCGTGTTGTCAACAGCGACGACATTTATGAATACTTAATGAACAAGCAAAACTTGGCATTAGATCCAGAAACTATCTTTAGTCCACAAGGACAAGAAATTCGTGGCAAGGCCAAAGAGCTAACAAAGAAACGTCGCAGTCACTACCTGGACGGCCGCATTGGTATCGTTGTCGATGGCACTGGTAAAGATGTTGATAAGGTTGAAGCAGAAGCGAAAAAGCTACGTGAACTAGGTTACGACACTATGATGCTTTTTGTTAATACAAGTTTAGATGTTGCACAAGAACGTAATCAGATGAGATCACGCAAACTTGATCCAAAAGAAGTTGAAAAAATGTGGAACGCAGTGCAACAAAACCTTATGAGTTTCCAGCAGGTATTTGGTAGTGCTGACTTCCACGTTGTTGATAACAGCGGCGGTTTGGAAGACCCAAACCGTGCTAAACAATTTGATCAAGTATACCGCGGTGTACAAAAGTTTATCAATACACCACCAAAGAGCCGCGCAGCACGTGCATGGCTAGAGCAGAATCCCCCTGCATAATAACATAGCATTTAAAATTTTAGTTGTTTCAACTAAATATTTTAGAGAACTATGCATTATTATGATCAATAATATATTACGGGGGTAAAAAATGTCGGCAAACGATAAACTATATAATTATAAAGCAAAGCTAGTGCGTGTCGTTGATGGTGATACCATTGATGCGGAAATCGACCTAGGTTTCGGTGTCTTCATTAAACAAAGAATTAGACTATACGGCATTGACACACCAGAGAGTAGAACAAAAGATTTAGAGGAAAAAGAACGTGGTCTGGCAGCGAAAGCACGTCTGACAGAACTACTACCAAGAGAGTTTATTGTACAAACAATCCTAAACAAGCGCGGCAAATATGGTCGTGTTCTAGGAACACTGTTAGTTGAAGATGAAAGCGGAAACGTTACAGACATTAACGAAACACTTGTAACAGAGGGATTTGCAGTGCATTACTTTGGCGGTGCAAAAGACGGTGAAGAATGAGATTTTTTGGATACTGGACAGTTTTAGTCGCATTAGTGATTAGTATTTCAGCGGCTTATTATAGTATTGTTGGCTTGGTTGCAATCTTTGCCGCCAGCGCAATTCCTGTCATTATAATGGGCGCATCACTGGAAGTAGGTAAAATTACTACAGCAGTGTGGCTACACTTGTACGGTAAACGTGCTAAATTGTTTATGCGTTTCTATCTAACTATTGCAGTCCTACTATTAATGTTCATTACAAGTATGGGCATCTTTGGTTTCCTATCAAAGGCACACATTGAACAGGCAGCAGTAGGACAAGAAGCAGTAGCACAATTAGAACGTATTGCTACAGATATTACTCGCCGTGAAGATATTATCGCACGTGCAGAAGATAAAATTGCTAAACTAGAATCATCAGCTGACAACCAAGACGCTGGTATCCAAGATAAAATTACTACAGAAGAAGCACGTATTCAAACAGTAGTAGAACGTTTGAATAACGACATAGCAGCCTCAGAAGCACGCCTAGTAGCAACCATTGCTCCTTATGTAGCGCAACAAACAGAAGCAGACCGTGTATTAGCACTCATTAGTGAGTATGTGGCAAGTAACGATATTAAAGCACTACAGGGTTTAATTGGCGCACGTCAAGACGGTAATTATGGACCACAAACAGCGGCAGCAGTACAAGCATTCCGTGAAAAGAATGAAGCTGATCGTGCAACAGCACTAGAACAAATTAACTCACAGCGTAGTGCGAATGTAGCAGAAATGCAACAACTACGCAGCAGCGCAGATGCGCAGATCGCACAATCAAATGATCTTATTAATCGTTTGCGTAACCAATTGGGTACAGCAAGTGTGGCTGACGTTGAAGCTGATATACAAGCACAACGAGAAATTGTAACCACCGCTGAATTAGAAATTGACAACTTACTGGAAACAAAGTATAGTATTGAAGCTGAGACACGTAAACTGGAAGCTGAAGTAGGCCCAGTAAAATATATTGCTGAAGTTATCTACGGTGATCAAACAAATAAAGATACACTAGAGCAGGCTGTGCGCTGGGTTATTATGATACTGGTTGCAGTATTTGACCCACTGGCAGTTGTACTAGTTATTGCTGGTTTGACACTAATTGAAAGCACCCCAGCTAGAAAGCGCAAAGCAGAGCCAGTTATTGAAGAAGTAAAAAATAACAATCAAATAAAAGTATTGGATGAGCTATCAGACCTTGAAGAAAAAATAAATCAGACTGAAGAGATTATTGAAGACGTAGCGGAAGAAGTAGCAGAAGTTGAACAGGAAACTAAAACAACTGGCCGTTTTATTAACGAATTTATAGCTCGTCAACTGAAACTAAATAAAGAGACAAAAGAACGTGAAAGAAAGACTGAAGTTCCAACAGAACGTGATCCAATCGCAGAAATGCTTGAAACAGCAAATCCAGAAACACTAGAGCAAGTATATAAAGCTATTCTTGAAGAAAAAAAGAAGCAACAATAAGAGTTATTAATGAAATCAGATAATAGCAGTTACACAGTAACTAACCCAGATTTATTCCTCACTGATGATGGTATCAGTGTGTTAATTACCAGCACTAACCCTGATTTTGTTACAGGTGTTAAAAATCTTTTTGAAAAGCATATTGACCACAGTATAGTGTTTAATGTACAATCCTCAATTACATCAGCAGCTAGCATTTCCTGGATGTGGTATGTAAGTGGGCGTGTGGACATGATGTTTGTTGATTTGGACAATTGTGCATGGGTTGATGTATGTACTGCCTTATTGAAAAGGCAAGACGATAATCACAGCATTATCTTCTACAATGATAAAAACAAAAAGCAAGAAGCAGTACGTCTGTTGAACGCAACAGGTGAATTTTTAATTCTGCGCAGCATGGAAGAGATCGATGCATACTTGCAAATGCAACTAAATTCATACTCCTAGTGAACAATCAAGAACACATATTGCAATGTTCGTTTTGCGGTAAAACCAAGAAACAGGTGAACAAACTCTTGAGCGGTCAAGACGATGTTTATATTTGTGACTTGTGTGTAGAGTTATCACATGGCATACTAACACGTGAAGATAAACAAAAGACGCTAGAGCAGCGTAGAAAGCGTCTACGTGACATCTATGCTACCCCTACCCCACGTGAGATACACGAATACTTAAATCAGTATATTGTTGGGCAAGAACGTGCCAAAAAGAGTATAAGCGTAGCAGTATATAACCACTGTAAACGTATCTTTAACGCAACACGTGTTCCAGTACAAAAAAGCAATGTGTTGTTGTTGGGCCCAACTGGCGTGGGGAAAACTCTTTTCGCACAAACATTGGCACGATTTTTAGATGTGCCGTTTGTTATCACTGATGCCACCACTATTACAGAGAGTGGATATGCGGGTGAAGATGCAGAAGTACTTATTCATAAATTATTTCAAAACAGTGATTATGATGTTGTTAAAACAGAAATAGGCATCATCTACGTGGACGAGATTGATAAAAAGGCCAAGCGTAATGACTTGGTAAGTTTAAGCCGTGATGTTAGCGGCGAAGGTGTACAGCAGAGTTTACTCAAACTCATGGAAGGTACAACACTCAAAGTCCCCAATAAAAAAGGCGCAAATCCAGAAGAAGTTGTTATAGACACATCAAATATCCTCTTTATTGTAGGAGGCGCATTTGTAGGTATTGAAAATGTTGTAATGCAACGTTTGGGAAAAAGCAAGATTGGCTTCAAAGAAGCTGGTGGTAAAGTTGAGCAGAATTGGGAAGACAATCTAGAAACACAAGACCTGGTAAAATATGGTCTTATCCCAGAGTTTTTGGGTAGACTGCCAAGCGTTAACATATTACACGAACTAAATAAAGAGGACCTAAAAAAGGTACTAACAGAACCTAAAAATAGTTTACTAAAACAATATCAAGCACTGTTTGAGCTTGACAATGTTGATTTAGAATTTAATATAAGAGGTATCGATGCTATTGTTGACATCGCTATTGAACAGGATCTTGGTGCAAGAGGCTTACGCAAGATTATAGATAATGCACTAATAGATGTTCAATATGAATTACCTGAACTAGCCGCGAAAGGCGTAAAAAAGATTGTCGTATCGGAGGAAACAATAAGACATGGAAGAAAGCCACACATGATTAAGGGAAGTATTAATTGAGCAACGTTCGAAGTTTTGATCGTAGGCACAAAGACGTACGGAGCAATGTAGTATATAACGATGCTATTCGTGTTCCACAAGTTAGACTGTCACACGAAGATGGTAGTAGTGAAATACTGTCAACATATGATGCTCTAAAGCTAGCAGAGAACAAAGATTTAGATCTAATAATGATCTCAGCGATGGCTTCTCCCCCTGTGTGTCGTATCATGGATATTGGTAAATACCTATACGATCAAAAGCAGCGTGAAAAAGAAGCTGCAAAAAAGGCACGTGAAAGCGTGATTGAGCAAAAAGAAATTCGCATGGGACTTAATATTGACAAACACGATATTGATATTAAGGTAGCGAATATTCGAAAAATGTTAGAGAAGCGATGCAAAGTTACTCTAACTGTCACCCTTCGTGGTCGTGAACGAGGGAAACAAGACATGGCACGTACCCTGCTACTCACTTTTGCAGAGCAACTGGGTGTTGAACTAGAACCGTTCAGCATGGGTGGCAACCGAATCAGTGCTAAGATAAAATAGGTAAAAGATGAGTAAACATCCCAAAAGCGATGCTAGTGGTATGCGGGTAGAAGTCCGCAACGGCAACGTAGAACAGGCAATTCGCAAATTGAAGAAAAAAGTCATGCTAGATGGCGTTCTTCAAGAAGTACGTGAGCGCGCAGCATTCATTCCAAACTTTGAATTGAATAAGCGCCGCAAAGCAGCAGCAAAAGCACGGTGGCGCAAGTATTGCGCAAAACGTGACAGTTATTAATTAACTATTGACCTAATTCAGTTTTCGTGTTATAAATAATAATGTATATGGTTAATGATTAACTTTATACAGGGATGCCTAATGGGTCCCAATATATCTTGCTTATTAAAGGAGAAAACACATGACAAGCTATAAAGTAACTACCCGCGACCTACCAGCACTATTCAAGCACACAGTAGGTTTTGATGATTTGTTTAACGATGTAGAGCGTGTATTCGCTAACACAACAAATACATATCCTCCATATAACATCGTTAAAGTTGACGACAATGAGTATATTATTAGTATTGCAGTTGCAGGGTTCCGTATGGAAGATCTACAACTAACACAAGACGGCAATATGCTAACTGTAACTGGTACAGCACCAGAATCACAAATTGAAGTCAACTACCTACACAAGGGTATCGCAGGACGTAGCTTTGAGCGTCAATTTAGAATCGCAGACCACGTAGAAGTCAAGGATGCAGTTCTAGAGCTAGGTGTTCTTAACATCACTCTAAAGCGTAATATCCCAGAAGAACTACTACCACGTCAGATTAAAATTCGCTAATTTTAAAGAGCAACGCAGTGGGGGCGACCCCACTGCACACATTTAAAGGTATAAAATGACACAAGAACAGCATAAAGCACAAGACGAGATTACACGCCTTAAAGGTCCTGGCAAATACAATGTTATCATGCTAAATGATGACTCAACGCCAATGGACTTTGTGGTTCAGGTATTGATTGGTATATTTAATAAAGATTTAGAAGTAGCCAAACATCTTACGCTGGAGATTCATGAAAAAGGCCGCAGTATTGTTGGTACATATATGTTTGAGATTGCTGAACAAAAATGTGTTGAAACCATTAGCGCCGCCCGCAGTGCAGGCTTTCCGCTAAGTGTTACTATCGAGGAAACATGATTGTAGGTTTTACTGCCAGCGCCTTTGACTTGCTACATGCGGGTCATATTCAGATGTTGCGTGAAGCAAAAGAACAATGTGATTATCTTATAGTTGGGTTACAACTAGATCCTGCTTTGGCTAGAGAAACAAAAAATTCCCCCATTCAAACTGTTGTAGAGCGTTACACGCAATTACACGCTGTGAGTTATGTTGACGAAATAATCCCTTACGTGAGTGAACGAGATCTAGAAGACATCTTGACAATGTATCATATTGATGTTAGAATACTAGGTGAAGAATATAGAGATAAGGATTTTACAGGCAAAGATATTTGCCGTAAACGTGGAATACAGCTCTATTTTAACAAACGTGACCATAGATTCAGTAGCAGTGATTTAAGAAAGCGTGTTGCTGACAACGAAAGATAACAGTATATGCCTACACATGCGATGATTGACTTGGAGACACTGGCAACTACTCCAGATGCTGTGGTGCTGACCATTGGTGGTGTTAAGTTTGATCCAAACATTATTAGTCCAAGCCACAGTTATTTTTACTATAGGTTTGATGTAAACGAACAAATTGGCCGTGATCGCAGCATTGATCCCAGCACACTGGATTGGTGGGCTACACAAGATAAAGCAGTAATGGAAGAAGCACTGGGAGATCATGATAGAACTCCAGTGCTTGAAGTACTGACTGCACTTAATAAATGGTGCGTTGGTGTAGATGCTATCTGGGCGCAGGGTCCAGCATTTGACATTGTTATATTGGAAAATATGTTTCGTCAATATGAGCATCATACGCCATGGCCGTTTTGGAAGATCAGAGACAGTAGAACGCTGTTTCAAATTATGCCTAAAGACCCTCGCAAAGAGATCACCTTTGAGGCTCACAATGCCTTAGAAGACTGTAAGGTACAAGCACGTTGTGTGCAAAAGAGTATACAGCATTTAGGATTACAGATAAGATGAGTTATTCAGTCCAAGCACTTGAAATGAAACTACATGCACTAAGTGAACGTATTGGTAATGTAGAGTATGAAAACAAGGTTCTTAAACAGCGAGTAGCAGAACTTGAAAAGCAAAAGCAAACAACAGAGGCATAAATGCGTATTGAAAACGAAGTACTACTAGACTACAGTGATGTTCTTATTCGTCCAAAGCGTAGCACATTAGGCTCACGCAGTGAAGTAGACTTGAACCGTAAGTTCAAGTTCCGCAACTATGACCCACACTTTGAACACGAAAGTTGGGAAGAAGATCACTATGACGGTATCCCAATTATGGCTGCAAATATGGACGGTGTGGGAACATTTGAACAAGCAGACGCTCTTGCTAAACTAGGGATGTTTACTTGTCTAGTAAAGACGTATAGCGAGACAGAACTTGTAAACTTCTTTGATCCAGAAGATCAAGATCATATGTTTATTCGTTCTGACAATGTTGCTATGAGTATTGGCATTACTGAAAAAGACGAAATGAAGTTTCGCAATGTTTATGAACAAGTTGGGTATAATCTAAAGTATGTTTGTATTGACGTTGCTAACGGATACAGTGAACGATTTGTTGATTATGTCAAACACTTCCGTAGAAACTATCCACACATTGTAATCATTGCAGGTAATGTAGTTACCGCAGATCAAACACAGGAGTTAATCTTAAATGGAGCAGACATTGTTAAAGTGGGTATTGGGCCTGGTAGTGTTTGCACTACTCGTATTCAAACTGGTGTTGGTTACCCGCAACTGTCCGCTGTTATTGAGTGCGCTGATGCTGCACATGGTCTTGGTGGCCATATCATTGCGGATGGTGGTTGCACTTGTCCCGGTGATGTAGCTAAAGCATTTGCCGCCGGCGCCGATTTTGTAATGCTGGGTGGTATGCTTGCCGGACACGATGAAGGCGGCGGAGAAGTACTCACAAAGTTTTATGAAACAGCAGAAGTTGATAACGAAGGTTATCGAGTTAGAGAAGCAAAACAGTTTGTACAGTTCTACGGTATGAGTAGTGACGCAGCAAACACCAAACACTTTGGTGGATTGAAAAACTATCGTGCCAGTGAAGGTCGCGAAGTATTAGTGCCATATCGTGGCGCTGTTGAGAATACGATTCAAACTATTCTTGGTGGCATTCGTTCTACTTGCACCTATGTTGGCGCAAGCACATTGAAGCAATTGAGTAAATGCACGACTTTCATTCGTGTTAACAATCAATTTAACCGGACATATGAGTCCACAACAACAAAGATGTAAAATGCGTATTATCGCAGGACCATGCCAACACGAAACACTTGCTCAAAGTTCTGAAATAGCACGTGAATGTAAGCGTGTCTGTGACAAGTATGGTATTGACTATTACTTCAAAGCAAGTTACGACAAAGCGAATCGCACAAGTATTAAAGGAAAACGTGGAGTCGGCATGATGCCAACTTTGCATGACTTTCGTATACTTAAAGAAGAATTTGGTTATAAAATACTTACTGATGTTCACGATATAAATCAGGTGTTTCACGTCAAAGACTATGTTGATGTAATACAGATTCCTGCTTTTCTATGCAGACAAACTGATTTGATTCAGGCAGCATGTGCGACTGGAAAAATAGTAAATATAAAAAAGGGACAATTTTTGGCACCATGGGATGTAGCAGGAATACTCAGTAAGACTGAAGGTGCCAAAGAAGTATGGATAACAGAAAGAGGTACTAGTTTTGGATATAACAATCTTGTGGTGGACTTCTGTGGCCTTCAGTATATGCTGGATAACTTTGATGTACCTATTGTATTCGATGTTACCCACAGCGTACAAAAGCCTGGAGGACAAGGCAATAGTAGTGGGGGTAATCGTGACTTTGTGCCTGGCCTCGCTCGTGCTGGGGCTGCTTTGGGGATCACAAATTTCTTCCTTGAAGTACACGAATTGCCTGATAGTGCGCCATCCGATGGGCCAAATATGCTTAGATTAGAAAATTTTGAGAGGGTAGTACGTGACATTATCAGCTATAGTTATTCCAGCACGGATTGATAGTAGTAGACTTCCTGGCAAGATGCTATTGCCATTAAATGGCGTTCCATTAATACGTTATGTTTACAACAAGTGTCAGGGCGCAGGCTTTGACACTTTTGTTTTAACTGACAGTCGGCGTGTTGCACACATGTTTCCGTACAGTAATATAGTATATACTGGCGATGCAGATAACGGTACTGATCGTTGCAGTAAGGCTCTTGATGATCCTAAACTTGCCAAGTATAAACGTTTCATAAATGTACAAGGAGACATGCCAGATATTACAACTGACATTATACAGCGGGTGGAATGGCAATTAAACTATCATCAACTATCTACAGCATATACTACTATGAGTGCTGAACAACGTGCTGACCCTAATAGTGTAAAAGTTATACACAACAGCGAATATGCACACTGGTTTGGCAGAGGAATTACAGGATATGGAGATCATCATTTGGGCATATATGGTTATCGACGTGACGTCTTAGAAATGTACAAACACTTACCAGCCTGCCCTGAGGAAAACATCGAGCGGCTGGAGCAACTGCGTTGGCTACAGCACGGTTATAGAATTGCCGTTACCCCTGTAGAGTTTAGTGGATTAGAAATAAACACGCAAAATGATCTTGACAAATGGCACGATATGCATTAGTAGCATATCACAATTGCACAAATAGCAGTTGTATTTCACTGAAATCTAGTATAAATATTATTATGCAAGTGCAGCGAAAGTACTTGCATTTTTTAATGACATACACATATATATAGGAAATACAAAATGACACAATTCGTAATTGCATTAGCAGACACGCTAAATGCATCAGCAATTGCAGAAGTTATTGCAGCACCGTTCAAAGCAGTTGCACGACTATCACGTTCATTTATTGAACGTCTTGAAAAAGATCGCCTTGTTAATTTAACAATCAAAGAACTAAGCCGGCTATCAGATTCAGAACTTGCTGATATTGGTATCAGCCGCGGCATGATCCGTTCAGTAGCAATGGAAGCGTACAAATGATTAAATTTTTAAAAAATCTATTTACAGCAAAATCCGATCGTCAATTAGTTAACGAATATCTGGGCGAAGCAACTGACTTGATTGATCTAGAACGCCGTATGCGTCAAATTGATAGAGGTCAGGCACCTTTTCAAACAGCAAATCAAAATTTAACAGGGTGGGTGTGATGTTTAGAAAATTTATTAATTTTATTTCTGAAGCAAATACAACTCACAGAAATCAACTTATGGCATTGGCCAAGATAGAATATGGCAATGACTGGGAATACGCTTTAAATGAATTGCTAAACGGCAAATCACCATCAGTAGGGATTAAACAATGACCATGGCAACAACATACATCTCAAATCGTCCAACTTTTTGGCAACGTGTTATGAACACGCTTAACATAATTGGCTATGCAAGAGCCGCGAACGAATTAACTCGTTTGGGTTATCATGCAGAAGCAAAAGAATGCATTATGCAAGTTAAAAGATTGCGAGAACTCTAATGCAGTGGCCTGCATTATACGGGGGAAAATTAAGGGGCCAGTTTAATTACTGGGCCCCTTAATTGTTTTTATACTTCATACCATTTTAATAGTCCAGCAGCAGTTTTACTGTTGCTAGCAGAACGAATAGCAAGTGTTAGAGTTTGATACTCGCTGCTATTTTTACGCCCAAGCTGGTTATCCCAACTTAGCGCACCATCGCCAATAGATGCAGGTGCAGTTTTCCCACCCATAAATCCACCATATACACGACGACCAACATTGGTAAATGTTACAGTATTTGTAGCAACTTCTACTTTTTCACTTACAGTGTTACTAAAACTAAATGGTGTTGCTGGAGTTGCATCAACAAACAATGCCCATTCAAAGTCGGTATTTGACACGTTTAGGATATCTATGCCACTAGGAACAACGATGGCATGTGGATAAGCACTATCTACACGTATTGATACTAGGTTAACCCAGGCAGTGCTAACAGTAACGCCAATAATAGGGTTGCCATCTACCTTGCCTTCTGCACGTGGCTCATAACCACCTTCACTGATAACACTGCTACAAATAAATTGCATACTTGCTGTTTCACCACTCACACTATCAATTTCAAGTGTTACTGGCAAGCTAGCTGTTCGCATGTAAACGCCAGGATTGATGTTAGCGTTGTGGAAAATGTGTGCTACAATAAATTGCCCGTCAATAACAAAACCACAGCGTACACTGCCTACTCCCAACCATTCAAAGTCCATGAATAAGATTTGAGACTGTGTTACATCAAGTGTAATACCACTTGTGCCAGTGCCGTCAAGTTTGTCAACGTTCCAGTCAGCCTGTGCTACACTTGTATTAACAGTGCTGCCGCTTGCACTTGAACGTTTAACAAAACTAACAGTGCCTTGGTTGTTCATTAAGTAAACGCCGTCTTGGTCATCATAGTATCCTACACTCTGTATTACTCCATTGGTTACCGCTGACATAACAAATGTAGTTAATACTAATAAACTTTTACCTGGCTGATAGCTCATACGGCGCTTACTACGATACATTGTAGCAGCAAAGTCAGCAGTGCCGTCCGCTGTTAGTACTGCCGCACTTAAATTATCATTGTAATCTACGCTGCCAGCGCCTGTTAGAACAGTATAAAATTTTCCGTTAGCAATGCCGCCAACGTGATTTGCTTCAAACAATGTTACTGGGTCACTAGTACGTAGCCTACCAAATGCATCTGATCCGGTGTTTAAGTTTCCGCTTGTGTTATAGATGCTTGTACCTAGTCCTGAGTTTGGTTTAACTGTTTCAATACTTACACGCATCACTGGCTGACCATCTTGGTCGTATTCCATAGCACGGTAAGGACCTGACAAGTTTACGTCTTGTGGGTGTTGATAGTCTGCCATTTTTTTCTCCTAATTATAGTAGTATTTATCGAAAACCATTAACTATGCATATAAATAGTGTTATGGAGAATGCCAATGAGTAAAGCAGGCCTTATACCCAAGATAGCAGATAGTATTCGTAGTGCAGAAACACAAGAGGATAAACTTGCTATTTTGTCAAAATATCATAATGAAACTTTAATTAAGCGTATATTAAAATATGCTTATAATCCTATGATTGACTTTGGATTGTCCAATTTCACTCCACGTTCCATGGGCAAAGAACATGGAATGGGCATGAGTAAATTCATGCATATACTTGAGGAAATAATTGAAGGAAAATTCGATTATAAAGAATCAATGTTCGCCACAAATCTAGCATTGGGGCATATGAATGACGAAGAAGCCACTATCTTTGTCGGTATACTGCGCAAGGATCTTGATTGGGGTCTTGAGATTGAAACTATTAATAAGGTTTGGGAAAACTTAGTTCACGAGTACCCAGTGCAAATAGCAACAGAAGCGACCCCAGAACTTCTTTCTAAGTTAGAATTTCCATGTGTTGTCCAACATATGTCGTCTGGTATACGTGTTAGCATCATAGTAAAGAACGATGAAGTAAAATTTAAAGACAAGCATGGAAACAACTTGCCCTTCTTTGATGATCTAGCACCACAATTTCAGGAACTTGCACAATTTGGATCAGTAGTATTTGACGGACACGCATTGCTGGTAGACGATAAAAATGTTTCTATAGGTGCAACAGATCAACAGATAATAGCACGTGAAGGCGGCAAGCTAAAGTTTATGTTATGGGATCTAATACGCTATGATGGTTTCATTCAGGGCGCTGATACACGTTTGGGCTACAACTGGAGATACAACGGTATTGAACACATGATGCTTTTGACTGCTGGTAAAGTTGAAGATCCGTGCTTCTTACTACCAACTTCACATCCAGTGAAAATACCTGAACACGCTATGGGATTTGTGGAAAAGATAAACTCACCAGTGGTAATAAAATCACTGGCAAATACATGGGGCGGTGGCTATACCACTCAAGAGTTAATTGTTCGTAAGTAAATCAAAGCTAGCCTTACCAAACTTTGTTCCTTTAATATTACACTTAGCACATACGCCCTTGCGTTCACCCAATGCTAACCCAGCACGAACAAACTGCATTTTCTTACTGTTCCAACAACCACTAATACCAATCTCATTAATATTGCCAAAGTTGCCAGCTTCACGATGCCAGTCATTACAGCACAGTGTCATATTACCATTCCAGTCAATGAATGTTTTATAGAACGGAAGGTAACACTGATTCTGTACGCCAGTGCCGCCCATTGTGCCTGCACGATTGTTAAAGCCATACTCAGCAATAAGTTCAGCAGCATTGCCATTGTCATAATGCGCCCGTAGTCTCCAGCGACCTGGCAACATCTGCATTTTACGCTCACGCTCAGTGTATTGTTCTTCACCATCGTAGCAATCAATAGTAAGCATGTCAAGTCCAGCAGCGTATAGTTTTTGCGTATAGTCCATATCCATGTCAATCAGTCTATCGCCGTTGCTGGTGATCTCAATATACAATCCAGCGTAAGTGTTTAGTGTTTCCACAATCTCAAGTAATTGCGGATGTGTATGTGGTTCACCAAAGCCAGTAATATGTATATCACCACGCCATTCAGCCGCACGCAATTGTTCAGTCAACGCACGCACTGTTTCCAGCGTCATGAATAGTTTTTGGTTAGGATATACCTCTGGATCATGTCGTGGACAAAAGCTACAAGTTCTGTTACACAGTTCTGTAATGTTTATTTCCACAGTTGCCAGTCCAGGCAGTGTACTATTGTAGATGTCAGCAGCACTATGTTGTGCTGCACGACTGTCAATATGTCCAGTTACGCTAAAGGTCGTCATTAGTCAAGCCGTGAGTTTGTGGTTTCTTTTCCTGTTATTTCGTCAATATATACTCCACATTCTTCCATGCACAATGGTGCCTTTGTTTCTTTCTCCCAGCCATCTAACCATAGATGAGTCCAATATATTTCATGGTCAATTATTTCATCCAGGTCATGAAATTCTAAATTATTCCAATTTGGATCTTCCGCCTCTAGCTTTGACATAATAGGATCTGACTTATAAAGATATGTTGAATGATTAGCATAATCTTTATCTTTGTCAAATCTTGCATCCCATGCGTTTGCATAGTAGCAGCATGGCCATACTCTACCATCGCTAGTTATTTCAAACTCACGCTTATCAAGACTATGAGTTATACATTCTACTCTGCAAGTCTTGGGATCTTTTTTACGAAACTTCATGGTACAATTTCTCCGTCCAATTCTTCTATTAATTTATATGCTTGTTTTTTGTTTTCGTCACTAATTTTTCCAAACTCTCTTGCATTAAATTTGAAAAAGACACCGCAATCTATCTTGTCTGCCATCTTCTTGGCTATGGGTATTTGATGCCAATTCCATTCAAATACAATAAAATGCCATTCACCACTTCCGCCACTATTAAAATACGTGGTCATGTTGTCCATCGCACGTTGCCAATTTACGCCTTCTCTGTACATCCAGTTAGTTTCATGATCTGTGCCATCAATTCCAAACTTAATTCGTATTTTGTTCTTATAGGTGGTCGCAAGGTATTCATACCATTTTGGCTGACGTAAACCTCCATTAGTATTAATATGAACTTTATTAGCGTACTGTAGTGTAAAATCAACAAACTCGTCAATTTGTGGATGCATCATAGGATCTCCTAATTCTCCACAAAATTGTACGTACCCATTGCGTTCTTTCAAGTATTTACTGGAAGAAATAATACGTTTATATATCTCAAAATCCATATGCGTTGGCTTTAGCCAACTGGCAGTCTCGCCTGTGTCTTGATCAGTTCTTGCACAACTTCTACATTTTGCTTGACAGTATGTTGTCAACGCAAAATCATAATCAATTTTCATATTGCCTAAATTTTGTCTCATATTTTACTCTTATGTTTTATTCCTGTCACAAAAATGTACACACAGTGCAGGAGGATTTTCGCTATTCCATCCAGTTTCTCCTATATAATCACTGAATATAGGATTACTAATTATGTCATCTAAGTTAGTATACAGCGTATTATTCCACTCGGGATTGTTTTTCATTAATTCAGATAATACTTTATCATTGTCAAACAATTTTTTATATGGCAATTGATCTTCATATTCATTAGCAGCACTTGCTTTAAACCAAGTACTTACATAATGACCACATGGCCAAACTCTACCATCAATGCCTATCTCAAAATACTCTACTGGATCACCTGAATGATTTCTGTGCTGTTTTGCCATACACCATATATCACATTTTGACATTAGCACTCTACCTTATATTTAGCGTCTACTTCGGCCTTATGTTCTGGGGTTATCAAACCGTATGGTTGCGTGTTCCATAAGAAGAAATGTTCATCACATCCTATTTCGTCCACCATACGTAAACACTCATCCATCTGATGATAATTGTGTTCAAATACTATAAACTGCCACACTGCTCTACCTGGACTATTGCTGTATGCTCGTAGGTTATCCATAGCCCTATACCAGTCCACATCCACTCTATATAGATTATTTACGTGCGCAGTTGTGCCGTCTATACCAAAAACAATAGTTAAACGCTGCCCATAACGTTCTCCCATCTTTGTATACCAATCAGGACTACGCAAGCCTCCGTTAGTATTAACTATGACTTCTTCAGCATTATTATTAAGACAATATGATATAAAGTCTTCTACTTTTGGATGCATCATGGGATCACCATATTCACCACAGAATTTCACACTGCGTAGTTTATGTTCTTTCCAGTATATGCTTTTCTGCGTAGTCTTCTTAAATAGATCAAAGTCAGTATGTTGTAATTTTAGCCATGGTTCAGGGTATCCAGTTTCTTCGTTAGTTCGTGGGCAAGTAGGACACCTTGCCTGACAATAAGATGTTAGAGAAAACTCAAGTTTGAATTCCTTTGTTTTTGTCATTATAATATCTATTCTATTTCTCCACAGCGTGATACACATAGTGGCGGGGGATTGTCGCTATCCCACCCAGTGTTCCATATATATTCACGGAATATTTCATGTGAAGTTATCTCATCCATGGTATGATGGTTTAAGCTATTCCAATTGGGGTCTTGACGAAATAACTCATAAAGTTTTTCATCCTCACGTTGCTCATCATAATCTTCGTCTTGTGTTGGATCACCCCATACATTAGCATAGTTACAGCATGGCCAAACCCTGCCGTTAATGTCTATGTCATAGCATCTTGCGTTTAGAATCTTGTCAAAGGCAAAACAATCTATCTTACATTTCATAATTTAATTCTTTCAAGATGTTATTTGCTGAATACATATCAGAATCTGACATTTTGCCTTTACCGCCTCTACTATTAAAAATAAATTCTATCGGCAAATCAAATTCACTTGCCATATCATATGCTTGTTTTATCTGGTGTATGTTCCATGGGAATATTATAAACTGCCACGTACAACTACCGCCAGCCGCATGAAAAGCCATCATGTTGTCCATCGCACGTTGCCAATTTACGCCTTCTCTGTACATCCAGTTAGTTTCACGATCTGTGCCATCAATTCCAAAAACAATGGCTAAGTCATCTTTATATCTTAACCCCATTCTTGTATACCAATCAGGATTACGCAATGCTCCATTTGTACTTATTAATACAGCAATATAATGTTTTTTATAATCGTCAAGTATCAGACTAACAAAGTCCTCAATTTGTGGGTGCATCATAGGATCACCAACTTCACCGCACAATTTTATATATGGAGTTTTATTCTTATTAAAGTCAATACCAGAAAGTATACGTTTAAAAGTTTCAACAGGCATATGTTCTTGCTTTAAATCAGCCCTTGTCTCACCATCATCACCTATTCGTTGACAGCTATAACACTTTGCTTGGCAAAATGTAGTTATAGAAAATTCATATCCTGCTTTCATATCATTCTGCCTTAAAAATAGGAACATCATCGTTATTGATACACAACTTGCACAGTCCTGCCATATCACCATTATTCCAGCCTGGAAACCATACTTTATGCCACTATCCAATTCCTATTAAATACTATTATTATTTATCAAGGAAAATATGGACTATAATTGGTTACAGATAGATGCACACATAGTGAATATGATGAGTGCATACACAGACAAAGACAAACTATACTCTGATTTGAGGAAGAAGTTTAATTGGAACGACAGCCAGGTAGCAGCGGCGACTGATCCACTACTAAAGCGTTATAAGTGGTATGACAGGGTAGCAAATGGGCAGATTACAGAAAAAGCAACTAAAAAAGTAAAAAAAGTAGTTGACAGCGTTAACGTAATCGTGTATAAACGTGTGTAGCTAGTATAAAAAACGCACTCAGTGTATTTCTATATCAGCAAAAATATAATCCATAAGGAGTTAAATATGGACATTTTGAATAAAGTAAAAGCATGGGCTGGTTCACTAGCAGAAGTTGGTGTAAGCGTTGCAGCACTTATGATCGTACTAGAAGTACTTGGTCTTAACGTTCCCTTCCTAGCAAGCGGCGGTGTTATCACAAACGTTTCAGCTATCATTGCTTCACTAGGATCACAAGGTGTGGTTGGCCTGATCGCAGTTTGGGTTCTATATGAAATTTGGAGCCGTAAGTAATTCCAGCTTACCTGACTAAAAAGCTAAAGCGGGCGGTGTTAATCATTGCCCGTTTTTTATTGGTTTAACCGCAAGTTAACGCCAACATATTAACACTACAGTAAATAAATATATGAGCAATATAGATTTCAAAGAAGCCTGTAGACTGTTTTGGATGGTTAAAGGGCATTTCAACACAACTGATGCTGTCATAGTGGAATGTTATGATGGATACTTTAAGCGCATGTGGTATAACGGTGAAAGTTATGTCCACACAGAAGGTTTCGAAGAGGCCTGGGAGAAAAAATATGGTAGCCAGCAAAATCAAAGAACTGAGCCTAGACGATCTGAACTATCTGGAGGATCTACTGCACGTGGAACTTCACAAAAACTACCCACAGCAATCACCACAGATTCGCAGACTGCTTGACGCTGTAAACAGTCAAAAAAACGTGTTGACAATCGGTAAATGGTAGTGTATAAATATTATTGTAAACGTTGAAGCAACGTGGACACATACTGGACTCGGGTGCGAATCCCGACATCTCCACCATAGATACACTTGAGCGGTTGGCCTAGTGCAAGTAAGAACTCGAAAGAGAATAGACTTGGGTGTATCTATGATGGGGATGAACAGGATCGACTCCACCATAGATACACTGTTTAAAAAGGAACATTGTTCTGGGCATGGCCAACGAAATCTCCTATTTGAGGTTGGCAGTGTATCTTTGATGGGGATGAACAGGATCGACAGGTGTGAAAGTGAAGTGGAGTTTACCGTGGTGACCTACGTTATTCGGTCAAAATTCACAATTGCAAATGACAATCGTGCGCCAGCAATGGCAATTGCAGCCTAATTAGGTATGCGGCGTATGGGTTCCACGTAGCAACAGAACGGGCCCACTTTAGGAAAAAAACATGACAGAAGAAACAAAACCAGAAGCAGATAATTTTGAGATTAGTCTACGAATTTTAGGTAATGAAATTATTGCAATGAAAATGAGTAGCCAGAGTAAAACCAAAAACTGGGCAGCATTTGGAATAATCTCACTAATTGTATTAATTGGCCTAGCTGATGCAGCATTGCCATTAATCCAACAGTTTACTAACTAAGTAAACTGCTAAGAGTATACGTAAGGTATATTTTTACCAGTTTATTAGAACTGGATTTAACACATACATACGGAGAAATAAAATGTCAAATGAATGGACAGATCCAACAAAAATGCTAGAGCAGATGGCGGCTATGATGAAATCAGCAATGCCAACCGTTAAGCCAAACAAAAATGGCTATGAGATTCGTACCAAAGTATTAGAAATGGCTCAGAACCAAGCGTGGCAAGATTATCATGCCAAATGGGCTGGTTATGAATTAGCTGTTACTAAAGAGGACGGGGAAGTTGTTACCAAGGTAGAAATGCCACAGGTGCCAGGTGCTGAAAAAGTACTAGAAGCCGCAAACAAGTTTTATGAGTTTGTAAACGGCAAAACCAACAAAGCGTAACCCCCACGATTTGTTGCAAAAGTAGCACACTGTTTAAATATCAGTGTGCTACATTCTTGACAGACATTAAAATATATGTTAATGTCAATAAATATACTAGTTGCGCCAGAGACAGAGTTGTACAGCGCAAATATATCATGAAAAACAAAAAGGAATTTTTATGCGTAAACTATTAATTACCGCATCAGTAATCGCATTTGCTGGTGCTGCTCAAGCTGCTGATCTTTCAGGCAAAGTAGCAGTTGACTTCACAGAAACTAACGGCACAGTAGCCGCTACCCCATCACTATCATTTGGCGCAGCCGCGTCTGTAGGCAACGTTTCAGTTGGACTTAAAGTAGACGGCAATGACAACGTATATGTTGATCGTTGGAAAGTTGGCACCACTCTTGGTGGCGTAGCACTTTCATATGGTGACCAAAAAGACCTCTTCCAACTTGGCGCCGGCCTTGAAAAAGTTGGCGGCGATACTCTTGCCAACCCAGCAGAGGCAGCAACCAGTCTAACTGCTGGCTTTGGCGGCGTACAGGTTCTAGTTGGTCTAACTGATGCAGCTACAGACGTAACTGATGTAGCAAATGTACAGGCAGCTGGCGTATTTGCTGGTGTAACTGTTGTTGTTGACTATAACCTTAACACTGAAGATGCAACTTTCGGTGCTGCATATGCGATCGCAGACGTAAGTCTAGCGGCAACATATGGTGACATCCTTGCTTACGAAGCAGGATACACATTTGCTGACTATGGTGTTTCAGCATACGTAAACGGCGATCAGGATGATGCATTCCAGAACGTTGGCGCTGGTTATAAAACAACCATTGGCGGTGCAACTGTATACGCAGAAGCAAACTACAACGTAGACACTAAAGACGTCACCCCAGCGGCTGGCATTGCATTTAGTTTCTAATTTAAAATAAAAAACACAGGCACCAGGGGGCAGGGCAACTTGCCCCCTTATTCTTTGGATAAATAATATTATGTACAACTATAATAAACGATTGACAACTGAAGAAAAAGACGATACTATGAGAGAACTTGTTAGAGTTATCCGTGAGAAGATTGAAGAATTGGATTCTACGGAAGAACACTCTATTGCAATCGCAAGCGTCTTGTTAAAGTTCAGTGTAGGGGTATATAGAGGTGTGATACCAAAAGAGGAAATAGTTGACACCTTACAATATGTAGTCGCACACATGGAAGAAATAACACCCATGTATCCTGTAAAACGAACACTAAATTAATTTGTAAAAATCAAAAAAAGTTATTGACATACACGCTGATAAAAGCTATATTGAATACATAAGTTGGAGTAGAAGACAATGATTAGCGGAATACAAGTTAACAACGTTATCCAAGAGGAATTAAATCGTACCAATGATCCACGAGTAAAGAGCGTGTTGACCAGGGTGCAGAAGCGAATACAAGATATTGAAAACGGTGATCTTAACGCCCTCATAAACGCACTTAAAGATAGTGATGAAGCTGAACGCGAATCATTAGAGCAAAAGTGGAACTCCTCAAATATTTTCAAGGTAAAGTAAACAGAGCTCGCATGGTGGAATAGGTATACTCATTAGACTTTTAAGTTAAAAAATGTGTCTACTTGTATAAATACATACAAGGAGACAATTATGGACAACTTATGTGATTACGGGTGCCAAGCACCAGCAAAATATACTCTTAAAAATGGCAAGCAATGTTGTAACAAAACATATCAACAATGCCCTGCTATAAAAGAAAAGAATAGACAGGGAACAAAAAAAGCGTATATAGACGGAGTACGTAGTGTAGCATGGACATCGGAACATCGGAAAAAGAGTTCAGACACACGCAAACAACAAGCAATCGACAATTTTCTAATAGACGGATCAACACTATCCAATCATGCTGTTAAAAACAGATTGTGTGAGTTGGGAGTACCACAGTGCTGTAAAGAGTGTGGAATAGACACTTGGAATGGGAAAACGATACCACTTGAACTAGATCATATAAATGGTAAAAGCAAGGACAACCGTCTAGATAATCTAAGATTGCTTTGTCCCAACTGCCACAGTTTAACCGACACGTGGAGGGGCAAAAATATAAACACTGGAAAAATTAAAGTTTCTGACAATGAGTTGTTGACAGCATACGATAAAACTGCTAATATAAGACAAACATTAATAGAAGTAGGGTTAGCGCCAAAAGGCGGAAATTATTCCAGAGTTAAAAAGTTAATAAGCGGGCGTGGCGAAATTGGTTGAAACGCAAAGGACTTAAAATCCTTCACAGATTAATGATCACGTTGTGGGTTCAAGTCCCACCGCCCGCACCAAATAACTCGCTGCCATGTGCGTGCCGGTTCGAGTCCAGCTGCGAGTACCAAAACTTTTTTGCTGACTCCTTAGCTCAGCTGGATAGAGCAAGTGACTTCTAATCACTAGGCCGAGGGTTCGAGTCCTTCAGGGGTCGCCAAAAGAGTTTTAATGGAAGTGAGACTTAAAATCTGTCACATTAGAAACGTTGTGGGTTCGAATCCCACCGCCCGTACCAAAATAACAGTCCTATAGTTTAGCGGTAAAACACCAGGCTTATACCCTGCATCGTCTCCAGATTAGAGAGCGTCCCCGGTTCGAATCCGGGTGGGACTACCAAATTTCCCAACCATACTTCCTGTATGCAGGAACTTGGTTGCGTTTAATATCTTTAGTAATTCCGTTTTTATGTATAGTCACTGATGTATAAGTTTTAGGAGTATTTTTCTTTGTAAGTTCCCCATTTTTATATTTTTCTGCTCTTGCCAATGCCCCTGCTTTTCCTCTAGCAGATGCTTCCTCGGATGTAATATTAAAAAATGGGTGATTATATTTGTAGTCATCGTCATTCCAACGTTCTTGCATTGTCTTAGAGATTTTTTCTCTTCTAATAAGGTTAGCGTTGCTATCTTTTTTGCAAAGACGAGGAGATGAAACAGCCTGGTTATAAAAACGGTCATTATGAACTACATCTACTTTTTTAAGGAATTTTGTTTCGTATATTCTTGCTTCTTCATACGAATTGAATACCTTGCGTTTTTTAATAATAAATCTGTCAGTGCCTGACTCTATTATAAGACGTTTAATTATTTTTGAAGAAGTAAAGTAAGTTTCAAATAGATCAAATTTCGTAGATTTTCTAACACCGTAGTAATACTTGTCACTAACAGTATCGTATATTGAATATACATATGCTTGCATTTTTTAGTTGACACCTGCTGCTAAATTAGTTATAAGTATTTATACAGAATAGAAAAAAATACAGGCCTGTAGCTCAATGGTTAGAGCTGAGCGCTCATAACGCTTAGGTTGGGGGTTCAAGTCCCTCCGGGCCTACCAAAATACGGGCGGTTGCCAGAGCGGCCGAATGGAGCGGTCTACTAAACCGTCAGACGTGATGAGCGTCTCGTGGGTTCGAATCCCACACCGCCCGCCATAAATTAACTTTGTTACGGGGTGACAATTACAATGGAGATTTTGTCACAACAGGCGTAAAAATGGACCCGACTAGGACCGCGATGCAACGCAATGTGTAGGACCCCCTAAGGCTGCTGGTAAAACCGTTAAATGCTTTCTCAGGCTGTGCAGATGCCGCCCGTAACAAGGTTAATACAAAAGGAAAAGATATGGCTTGTCGTAAACACAATTATAAAGGTAATAAACCCTGTAGAGTATGCCAAGAAGAAGGTAATAAATTTTGGTTTTGGGTTTTCATTATCCTTTTTCTAATCATAATCTTTTAACTAAATAAGTTTGATGGGCTGGCATGGTGTGCTATGCTGTTTTGTTAAAATCCATGGGCAGGCGGATAAAACAGAGTGTTCAAGTTGGGTTCGATTCCCACCCCATCTCCAAGGTTACAATAAATACTCGTGGACACTACGATTAGGAAAGGGGTGGTTACCTAATAAACCCGCGGGGGGCAACTGTTAGCCTCCCTTTTTATTGACTTGTCAATAATATCAATATATAAATATTGACAACAGAGGAGATCTAACATGGATTTTAATTTTATTTTTGCTTATCTTAAAGAACAACTTGCTGGACTATGGACAGA